CAAGCGTTCAATTGGATAGGAATAGACGAAATAACACAGTATCCTACTCCATATGGTTGGAATTATCTAAGATCTAGACTTAGAAGCACCGATCCAAAGCTTGGTCTTTACATGAGGTGCACAGCTAACCCCGGTGGAGTAGGAGGTTGGTGGGTAAAGAAGATGTATATAGACCCATCCCCACCCGGACAGGCATTTTGGGCAAAGGAATTTGACACACAGAAAACAATAAGGTACCCTACGGGACATTCTAAAGCAGGCGAACCTTTATTTCTGAAAAAATTTATACCAGCAAGGTTGACAGACAATCCATATCTTGCTATAGATGGTCAATACGAAGCTATGTTGCTTTCCTTACCAGAAGTAGAACGAAAAAGACTATTAGAAGGAGACTGGGATGTCGCAGAGGGAGCAGCTTTTACAGAATTTAGCAGAACGCTACATGTGGTGGAAACCTTTGACCCTCCTGATGGTTGGGCTAGGGTACGTGCCGGAGACTACGGCTACAGTAGTCCTTCTTGTATTCTTTGGGGTGCTATAGACTGGGATAACAACATCTGGATATATAGAGAGCTGTATATAAAGAACAAAACCGGTGAAGCTCTCGGTGATTTAATACTAGAATTAGAAAGAAACGACCCAAACATGCAAATATCCGTATTAGATGCAAGTTGTTGGAACAGAACAGGGTTAGGGCCTAGTATAGCAGAAACAATGAACAGAAAAGGCTGTAGATGGGTTCCATCAGACAGAAACAGACTAGCAGGAAAGATAGAAGTGCATAGAAGACTAGCTTGTGACAGTAGAGGACAGCCAAGAGTAAGAATTATGGAAAATTGCACTAATTTAGTAAGAACATTACCTACATTGCCTCTATCTAAAAATAATCCAGAGGATGTAGATACAAAAGCAGACGATCACGCATATGATGCGTTGAGATATATGATGATGGTGAGATCTTTGCACAATGCAAGTACACCATACTATTCTAGTAGGCAAACACAACGCTATGTGCCGGAAAATGAGGTATTTGGATACTAATGGTTGATTTAGTAAATAAAAAAATACAGGGACTTAAAAAATTTTTAAAAGTATTAGAGATTAATTCTATAGAAGATATTCCTACTCGTGATGCTATTACTAAAAAATTAAAATCTGGGGAATACACTTTTAGGGATGCTTGGTTTGCAAAAGCTTATGATCAAGGGCTTGATGTGTCAGGAGCAATTTTTAAAGATTCTAGAGGTTTAGATGTAAAAGAAATTGCACAACATTTAAAAAAGAATTTTCCGCTAAGAATAGTAACTGGTCAAGGTATAGGTAGTATGGCTAATACTATCATTCAATTACAAAATAAATTTGAAAAGACAAAATATAATACGCCATTTTTAGATGCAAATCCTATTTCTGCAAAAAATTTTATGGAAACAAATGAAATTTTTACAGGAAACAGCACTCAAATAAATGCTTTATATGGATCTATAGAACAAATTAAAAAGGGGGCACTAGCTAAGAAAAAGTCTGCTGGAACTAGAATATTTAAAAGTATCCCAAATGATAAAATAATAGCTAAAATTTTAGATGGAATATCAGATATACCAAATCAAGCTCATAGAGAATTACTTTTATTAAATTTATTTGGAACAAGAGGCCAACAAAATTTAGAAATGGTAGCAAGTAAAGAATTTGCTGATGATGTAGGTAGACCATTTTATGGTAGAGAGTCTGGCACTGCTTTTGGTGTGCTTGTTAGAACAGGAAGAAAACCTTTAGCTGTTGAAGTTCCATTTGGGCCATTTATGCGAGATATGTTAGATAAACGATATGATAGAATGACTAACAAAGGTGCTGTTACATACATTGAAATGTGGAAAGAAATTCCTGATGATTTTGATTTAGGTAAATTAGTAAATGAGTATTTATTTAATGACCCTAGTGGAAAAAGTGTTTTATCAGATGAAGAATTAATTAAACTGGGTAGAGAACCAAATGGTTTTACAGATTTAAGAAGACTTGTTTTATCGTGGGCATCTAAATTAGATAATCCTGCTTTAGCTGCAGAACTATTAACACATGGCAGTAAAAAATCACATGATGCATTAGACTTAGTGACAAATAAACACTATATACCAGCAGAGGGTACACCAACAGAAGTTTTACGTAATTTTACTACTCGTATAGAACAGAGAGTTGCACGGGTATTAGGACATAAGACGTATGCATCATTTAATAAACAAATGAGAGTACGTAAACATGGCACGTATACTTCAGGAGTTAAATTTGATACAAAAAAAGTTGTTGTCCCTAATAAAGTAACTAATATAACTTCAATAGATGATGTTATTATTGATGATCCTACCAGTATTGATGAAACAAATATATCTGGTGAAGAAGAGAGTTTATTTGATGATAGACAAAAATATAAACAAGCATCTTATAGAGAAAAGACAGGTAAATTAAATGAAGAAACTGAAGAAAGAATAAAAAAGAATTATGAAAAAAATGTAAAGCTTGATCCAGAGTACACAATGGAAGATGCTAGAAAAGCTATACAAGAAGGTAAATTTAAAACGGTAGAAAAAAATGAAATGTTTGATAAAATATCTAATTCTATAGATAATTTTATAAATAAAGGAAAAACCCAAGCTAGAGAAATGGTTGGTGACATAAGTAATTTTGCTCAAGGACTTAAAGAAAAAGAAATGCAAAAATTACAAGATGCAGCAGCAGCTACAGATTCTAAAACACCTAAAGAAATAGCAGAAAAATTTTTAAAGACAGGTTTTGGTATTGCTGCTGCAATTCCTAGTAAAGGATTTAATCTTGCAAAAGGAATTACAAAAGCAGTAATTAAACCTAGTCCGGGAGCGGTAGGAAAATCGGAAGTATTATTAGATGCTTCAGAAATGTTTGAAAGGCCGGCTATACTTACTCAAGCAGATAAAAATTTAGAACAACAAAAAATGGCTGATATTGAATATGATATGCAGCAAAATGAATCACAAATAGGTGATGGTAAACTACCAATAGAAGAACAAATGAGAAAATTTGGTTTTTAACAACAACAATAAAAGGAGGCAACTATGCCACAAGGAGTAAAAGGTGCATACAAATCTGGTTACATAATGGGTCAGATGGGTAAACAAGGTGCAATGAATGAAGCTAACGAAAGTTCATTACATCGTGAAGGTTTAGATGGAAGCATTGCTGGTGCTAACGCTGGTACTATTAGTGGACCATTTCAATCAACACAAGATTCTAAATCTGTATCATCAAACCAAACAGGTGCGTTAAGTACAGTAATGGGTGCTTCAAAATACACACCATAACATAAAGGGAACAGTATGGCTGATCCAATTGATTTAACAGAAGAAATGTCTGAAAGTTCTGGAGTTGTAGGACTAATCCAAGAACGTATGCGTAGTGCTGAAGATGGTAGACAATCTCACGAAGAACGCTGGTTAAAAGCGTATAAAAACTTTAGGGGAGTGTATGATTCTTCTACGCAATATACAAGTACAGAAAAGTCAAAGGTATTTATAAAAATAACCAAAACTAAAGTACTTGCTGCATACGGTCAAATTGTAGATATTTTATTTGCTAATAAAAAATTTCCAATGAAAATAGAACCTACTCCAGTGCCTGAAGGTATTGCAGAGTTTGCCCATTTAAAAACCCCAATTGATCAGATGGAAGAACAGGCTCCTGCAGATCCTTTTGGTTTTGCTGGAGATGGTAGAGATCTGCCTCCGGGAGCAACGGGGGCAACTGAACCTAATCTTGATTTTTTAGGTTCTCTAGCTAATAAATTTGGTCCAGATGCTCCAATAGCTGAAGGTCCTTCTAGAATGGGAGAACCCCAAATTTCTCCTGCTCAGTCTTCTGCATTAGCAATGGAAAAAGTTATTCAAGATCAACTTACTGATAGTAATGCTGTAAATGTTTTACGACATGCTATATTTGAGTCTAGTCTTCTTGGTACAGGAATAATAAAAGGCCCATTTAATTTTGGTAAAACTATTCATAAATGGGAGGATACACCAGAAGGTAGAATGTATATGCCTTATGATAAACTTGTACCACGCATTGAGGCTGTAAGCATTTGGGATGTATATCCTGACCCATCTGCAACACATATAAATGATTGTGAGTATGTAATACAACGCCATAAAATGAATCGTTCTCAATTACGTAACCTTATGAGTATGCCTATGTTTGATTCTGAAGCGATAAGAGAAGTTATTGCTGGAGGTGGTAATTATCAAGAAAAGTATTTTGAAGATACAATTCGTGACGATGAAAATGAACCATATAGTGAACATGAGCGTTATGAAGTGTTAGAATATTGGGGAATACTAGATGCTACTATTGCTCAAAGAATAGGCATAGAGGGGGCAGAAGAGTTAGACCCACTAGATCAAGCACAAGTAAATATCTGGGTTTCTGGAGGTCAAGTTTTACGAGCTTGTGCTAATCCATTTACTCCAGAAAGAATGCCATACCATGCGTTTCCATACGAACTTAGCCCATACCAAATTTGGGGTGTAGGTGTACCGGAAAACATGGAAGATGCACAAATGTTAATGAATGGTCATGTACGTATGGCTATAGATAATTTAGCATTGGCTGGCAACCTTGTATTTGATGTAGATGAGACATCACTTGTACCCGGACAAAATTATGACATTTTTCCCGGAAAAGTGTTTAGAAGACAGTCAGGAGTTACTGGAACCGCTGTAAACGGCATAAAATTTCCTAGTACTGCTGGCGAAAATATACAAATGTATGACAAAGCAAGGCAACTTGCTGATGAGGAGACAGGTATACCAAGCATTATGCATGGTCAAACGGGAGTAACAGGCACAGGAAGAACAGCAGCAGGACTATCTATGTTGCTTGGTTCTGCAGGATTATCTATAAAAACAGTGATAAAAAATATAGATGATTATCTACTTAAACCTATGGGAGAAGCCTACTTTCAATGGAACATGCAGT